GCACCACGCAAACACGATCCAGTCAAGGATAGAATAAACGCTATCAATGCTCGTTTCTGTACTGCTAGCGGCGAAAGACACCTGTATATTGCACCCACTGCTAAATACACTATAGAAAGTTTAGAAAAGTATACTTACAAACCAGGTACACAAATACCAGATAAAGACAAGTATGATCACGTGTTTGACGCACTAAGTTATTCAATTGCTTATCTTTATCCGATAAAAAGAACAATAACTCCACAACCGCAACAGCGATGGACAGTGAGGTAAAGGATAAAAATGGACGCATCAAATATAACCGAACAGGAAATTAGCGCAGTATTAGGCGCAAATGAAATATACACTGCATATAGAGAACAATGGCAGTACTTGCTAGAGTCTTATATGGGCGGTGAAGAATATCGCAATGCAGGACATCTAATACGTTATCAACTAGAATCAGCTGGCGAATATTCAAACAGATTAGCAACTACACCACTAGAAAATCACTGTAAGAGTGTTATAAGTGTGTACACAAGTTTCTTATTTAGGACACCTCCAGAAAGAGACTTAGGTAGATTAGAAACACTACCAATTATGGAAGACTTTATGCGTGACGCTGACCACGATATGCGTTCTATGGATCAATTTATGAAAGAATGTTCGATATGGTCAAGCGTATTCGGCCACGTATGGTGCATAGTTGCTAAACCAGATGTAGGTGCAATTACACAAGCAGACGAAGTAGAAGCAGGTGCAAGACCATATCTAAATATGATAACACCACTAGCTGTTACAGACTGGAACTGGACAAGAACACTAACAGGCAAGTATAAACTAGACTACCTAAAATACCTAGAAGATATTAATGGTGATATACGCATTGTAAAAGAATGGACACCAGAATTTATTGTAACTAGCACAGTCGATGCACACAACAATAAAATGTTAGACAGATACGTTGAAGAAAATGGCCTAGGTTATATTCCTGCGGTATGCGTGTACAACAACAGAAGCGTTGTAAGAGGCATAGGTATATCAGACATTGCAGACATTGCTGATGCACAAAAAATGATATACAATGCAACATCAGAAGCAGTAGAGTCAATCAAACTTGACACACACCCAAGCTTAGTTACTACACCAGAGGTAAACGTAGGCACAGGTGCAGGTAGTCTTATACATATTCCAGACAACTTAGATCCAGGCTTAAAACCATATGCACTAGAGTTTAGTAGTGCAAACATAGAGTCAATATACAAGTCAATAGACCACACTATTGAAAGTATTGACAAAATGGCTAACACTGGCGCTGTTAGAGCAACCGAAAGCAGAACAATGTCAGGTGTTGCAATGGAAACAGAATTCCAGTTGCTAAACGCTAAATTAAGTGAAAAAGCTGATCAAATGGAACTTGCAGAAGATTCAATTTGGAAGATATTCGCTGATTATTATGACTTACCTTGGGATGGCACAATTGATTATCCAGGTAGTTTTAACATTAGAGACACAGGTGCAGAAATACAACAATTACGCACAGCCAAAGACACTGCAAGTGATCCAGCAGTAATACGTGAAATAGACCGTAGATTGCTAAATTGGATGGGCGTAGATGAAGATTCAATTGAAATGTTTGAACCGCACGTAATGATATCACCAGAAGGTGTAAGAGTTATGGCTAAAACTTATGAAGAACACTTAGATTTAGCTGCACAAGGATACACACACGAATAATGGCACGTAAACCACTAAAATATCGCGGAGCAACTTGCTCAAAAGACTGTTCAGGTACTCGAGCAGGCTTCGCATATGGTATGGGTGGTGGACGTAAGCCTAATCGTAAAGCACCTAGCTTTAGTAGAGGGTTGCGCATAGCAGTAAAAGCTATGAAAGCAAGAACAAAAAGAAGGAAACGTAGATAATGGCTATGAAAAAAGGCAAGAAGAAAAAAGGAAGTCGTGGAGGCAGACGAGGTTAATTGGCAAGCATACTTCGAAAATACAAAAGAAGTATGTCCTTGGAGTTGGCGGGCGTGGCAAGCGGGGCAAATACACATACAGAATTGGCATAGCCAAGCAGTAGTATTAGGCAAATTAGAGGCACGGTTATATATCGCTCCTAAACATAAACCAAGGCAATTAAAAAAAATCGCCGACAGATTAAACCTTAAAAGACCAGATGAAGAATGGCTATGGAGTCATCCTAAATTTGGTCACTATTCAACACCTATTGCAGTGTTGATACAACAGGACAGACACAGGCTAGAAACTATAAGAAAGGCCCTAAATAATACTCCTTTACGATAGAGTTGATAAATAAAACTACACAACTCATAGGAGGAACGTTACGTGACGGATTTAAACACGGATACAGTAGAGACTGAGGCTACTACAGAAATTGCTCAGGAAACCAGCAAAACATACACTCAAGAAGAGATGGACAGACATATAGCAGGGATGAAAAATTCTCTTGCAAGAAAGTATGAACGTCAATATTCAGAACTGGGTGACCTAGATGAACTACGTAGGCTTAAAACTGCTGAAGAACAACGTCAGCAACAAGAAGCAATTAAGCGTGGTGAGTTTGAAAAAACTCTACAGGAACTTGCTGCAAAAAAGGACGCAGAGATACAAAAGCGTGACGCTATGATAACTGAATATAAAATTAATTCGCCGTTATTAGATAGTGCTGCTAAACATAAATCTGTTAATCCTAACCAAGTTAGAACTTTATTAGGTAATAGAGTCAAACTTAATGAAACGGGAGACGAAGTACAAGTGTTAGATGATCAAGGCAATGTACGCTATGATGATGGTGGCAATTTGTTTACAGTAGATGGGTTAGTAAGTGAATTCTTAGAACAAAATCCACATTTTAAGCAAGCTAGTGCAACCACAACGAATTCTAAGACCCAGCTGGGCAATGAATTAAGAGCGGAAAACTTAGATTTAAATAAACTTGACCTTAGTCGTCCGGAGCATAGAAAAATATACAAGGAAGCCCGACAAAAGGGACTTCTTTAAGCCAATAGTCTAAGGAGAATTTAAAATGGCAAACTCAGCTTACACAGGTGGATTTAACACTGACGCATTATTTGTTCCAGTAAAAGCCGCAACAGTATACGCTGCACACGAGAGCTCACTGTTCTTGGGTGGAGAACTTATCCCAGTAGTAAACGCACCAAACGGTGTACTACAGGTACCAGAATTAGCAGCAGTTACAGCTACTAAACTAACAGCAGAAGCAGCACCAGGCGTTGACCTAGATACAGTGCTTGCAGCTGACACAAAAAACACAATTCAAGCTAACCTATATGCAGCACGTTCAGTTGTACGTGACTTAGGTAACATTGACCCAACTGAAATTGGTCGTGTACTTGGTAACGCAGTTGCAAAAGCATTTGACCAAGATGTTGCTGCTACACTAGAATCACTAACAGCACAAGAAATCACAGCAGGTAACTTAGATGTTGATGAAATCTTTACTGCTGTTGGTACAATACGTGCAGCTGGTGAAACAGGACCACTAATGGGTGTTGTAAGTGCAGGAGCTTATGGTAACTTAATGAGTTCAATCGGATCGAACGCATTTGGCGGTGGTGAATTCCAAAGTCAAGCAGTACGTTCAGGTTTCTTTGGTTCAATTGCAGGCGTTAACTGCTTTGTGTCATCATATCTAACTGGCGACAGCAAAATGGCTGTGTTTGGTATGGATGCAATGCGTATTGCTATGCAGAAAAATGTTGATATTGAAATCGGTCGTCGTCCAGAAGCAGTTGGTTTTGACGTAGTTGCCAGCCTACACTCAGGTGTTGCAATGATCGACGCAACACGCGGTGTTCTAATTGAAGACGCAGCATAATTAGTTAGGAGATAGTTTAAATGGCTTCAATTAGTGAAAGTGGAACAGTAATTAGCTTTGCAGAGTACAGTGATGTACTACGTAGAGATCAACGACTGTTCGATAATAACGAAAGCCTAACTGATGATGTTGTAGAACAATCTCTTGAACGAGCAACTGATAGAATTATTACTAAAATCCGCAATACGGAATGGTGGCAGAGCTATTTCTTACAGCAGGATGGAGGTACTACTTCTATCAGAACTCGTGCTGATATACCAAGCCCAACAATTAACAATATAATAGGAAGAAGTGAAGACTTTACAGACTTATGTGTGTATCTTGCACTATCAGAATTTATATTGCCTAGTGTTGCTGACTTTGGTGTAGAAGACGATGCTGAGAGACAAAAAATGGGTTACTATACAACTAAATTTGAAATGTTGTTTGAAGAACTTATTATTGCAGGAGATTGGTATGACTTTGATGGCGATACAAATATTGTATCGTTAGAGAAGGAACCAGGTCAAATTAGGTTAAAGAGAATTAGATGAGAACAGAAATTATAGATTATATAAAAGGTTTAAAATTAGGATCTTATAAGATTACTGATGATTTACCACGTATAGAATCTGGAATTCCTCTGCATCTAAGAACTCCTAAAACCATATACTTAAACAGTAATGAATTTGATGAACAACCGCTTATATCAACACTAGGCGGTTGTGACATACACACGTTTACA